TGTGGGGATTTGTTCGTTGTCCATTGCCTTCCAGAATGCGTTGCGGTCGTCCTCACTTAGCATGTTGATCCATGCGTTGAGTCGGCATTGTTTGCCTGTGATGGGTGGTACGTCGTTGAGTAGTTCGTCGAGTGTCATTGTGCGGCCTTTACTGCGACGAGTATGACGATTGCGACGGTTGCCCAGATGAGTGTGCCGGTAAGTACGATGACTCCGCGTTGTTGCCAGAGTCGTCGGTAGTACATGCGCATTTTGTACGATTTAGCCATTAGAACGGTGCTGCCTGGTTTGATGGTGCGGTGGCCCAGTCGCTGTTTACGTCGGGTGATGCTACTTCGGGTCCGCGGAGTACTTTGACTACTGGGTTGTTGACGTTGAGGTCGATGGATCGTTTGGTTTCGCCACCCATTTCGTATTCGTTGATTTTGGTGGTGAGCTCTCCGGTGACTTCGACAAAGCTGGAGTATTCGGGGGTTGGGATTGCCCAGACTTTCCACTTCTTGTCGAACGTGCGGCCATCGTTCAGCCGAACGGTCTCGAGCAGAATGAAGCCTCGGTCGCCGAGTGGTTTGTCGACGATGCCCTCAATTTTGATGAATGCCATTTCTATTTTCCTTATCTGTTTTCGCCGTAGCGCCGACCGTATCGAATGATTTGGTCGTAGTTGTGGTTTGATACTGCACCTGTGGCCAGCAGGTATTCGGCTAGGTGTCCGAAGCTGTTGATGCGGCCTATGACGTATTCGCGGATTAGGTGTTCGCGGTCGCCGTCGGTTATTGCGTTTACTTTTTCGAGCTGAAGCAATAAGTGTTTCATTGCCCCGATTACTTTGGTGTTTGGTGGAGTGTTCATAGTGGGTTCTTTCTCCATTCTGCTATTTGCCAAGCGTAGCACTTATCGCATTGGTTTGCGACTTTGGTTCCGTGTTCTTTGCATTGTGGCGTGTCGGGTGCGTCAGCTAACCCGACCGTCGCAACATTGTGTTGATCTCTTTGTAGTGAGGCGGTCGCCCCCTGGCCTGGGGCCGGGGCGCCGCCGAACGTATTTGTTCTTATATGTTCTTTATCTATTCGGAGGACATGGGTGTCCGCCCCTGGGTGTCTCAAATGTCCGCCCTTTGTGTCGTAAATGTCCGCCCTACCCCGGACATGGGTGTCCGCCCCTGCAGAGTTATCCACAGGCATATCCACATCAATAACGTACTTATTTGTGCCACGCAGACCAGCCTGTTTTGTTGTTTTGAGTACGCCCTCTGCTTCGAGTTCGCGGATGATTCGACGTGTGTGCCGAATGGATGCGCCTGCTTGTAATGCGACGGTTGTGACGCTGGGCCATGCGGCGTTTCCTTTGGCTTCGTTCACATAGTCAGCCAGGATAACGAGGATGAGTTTGTGCATGCCGTCGACACGATCCGAGTGGATGACTTTTTTGACAAGTTTGAAGCTCATACTCGTTGACCGCAGATGACGCATTCGGTTGTGCCGTTCTCTCCAATGCGCAGCCAGTGGTGGTGGTGGTCGTCCATTGTCTCTCCAATGTGGAATCCCCCGAACCTGCTAGCACAGGCCGGGGGAAGTATTAGGGGAATCGTGCTAGCGATTGTCAGTCATCATACTCGTCTAAACCTGTTACCGATACCCACACGCCCAATTCGTTCTCGGCAGGATGTTTCATTACACCTAGCGAATACACTTGGTGGTCGCCGTCGATGAATGCACCGGCGCGTTGCATACCGTCAAGAATGGACTTTGCCAGGTTGTCCACATCTTGTTTGGCGTGACGATCCGTATGCACGTTGATTGTGACACGCAGTTTGCCGTTGAGTGACAGCATGCCGTATGTCTGGTTCCACGCTTCAGCAACAACCTTTTCGTAGTCGACGGTTGTTTTGGGTGTGTAGACACCGCCGGTGCGTGTCATCCTCGGCCTGCCTTTGGGTACTGCGCGGCCTGGGATGTGGAACCGTAATAGTTTAGCCATTGAGTGCCTTTTTGCGTGCTGTGAAGTCTGCTATGAGTTTGGTGGAGTCGCCGGAGTCTACGGATTTGGACCATAGTGCTTCGAGTTCTTTTAGTGTTGCACAGTTTTGTATGTCTATTGCGGTGATTTGCGCCTCGGATGGTGCGCCTCGTTCGGCTTTCTGCATTTCTGTACGCGATGCGCGGTTCTTTGATGTGGTGAAGTTGGCTGTGGCGAGCGCCCGACCAATCGCGCTGGTCTCCGCGTTTTCGTATGCGCTGGTCATGTTGGCACCTGCACCGCCGTCAATCTCGAATGCGAGTCCTGTGCCTCGAGGTCGCAGCTCGTCGAACGTAAAGAACACTTCAGCGTAGACGCGCCATTGTTTGCGGTCACGGTCGGCGTCTGTGGTTAGATCGCGTGTGATGATTGCGCCGTTGGGGTATTTTTTCCAGAATGCTTCGATGCGTTCTTGGACTGTTGCGTAATCTGCCAGGTTGAATCTAGCCATTCTGCATCTCCTTGTAGTTGTTGTAGTCGGTTATGAATCGTTGTGCTACGTCGATGAGCTGCGCGATCATGTCCTCGTCGCGGTTGATGAGAACGTGTTTGGGTTCTAGCCAGGCAGGCACAAAGTCGCCGTTATCAGCCTCGGAACGTAACAGCCAGGCAAAGACGCATTGTTCGGCACCGGTGACGTGTAACTGCCATTGAACCTGTCTGCGGTACTGAATCGGGATTGCGCTGCCGTCCCAATCTTTGCCAGTCGTTTTGACTTCAGCAATCGTCACCCAGTTTGGACTCAATCCGTCCGGTGTTGCCAGATGCCAACGGTAATCACCCTCGCCACATATCAGCCAATCATTGTGTTCAATGTGGTATTCGGGTGGCAGGGCTTCTACGATCCATTGTTCCCAGTCACGCCCAAACTTCATGTAGGCGTTATCGACAATCTCATTGTCCTCGGGGAATAACGCATTCTGTAATTCGGCATCGTATCCGGCTGGACCTGACGCGGCCTTAGCAACCGTAGTAGCAGACACACCATGTTGTCGTGCCTTGTACCATTCGTCAGTCAGGGATTGTGCCACCATTCTGGACTCGTTCATAAATCTGTGCCCCTTTCTCAAGCATTACTTGAGTAAAGTTTGACACAGAGGTGCGACGTAATATGCGTTCTGTTCTCCGCGCGGCGCGAATGTCGCGTTTGCCTCGTTCGCGTTCTATTCGGGTGCGTGTCGTGTCATAGCCGGACATGTGTTGTTTCAGTTCAGCGAAGTGTTTGGCGCGTGCTTTGTTTTCCGCAACAGTCATCTCTGCGCGAAGTCGTGCCAGCTCGTCACGGACTATGTCGACGTGCGGCCAGCGTTCAGTCTGTGGATCCATACCAGACAAGTGTAAAGCCGATTATGGCTGGAAGCATAGCCCATAGAATACCGGAGAACACCATAACCGCCGCAATCACGGTTATGGTGCGCCCCAGGTTGAATGCTTGTTGTTTGGGCATTAGAGTCCGCAAATGTCGCAGTCGCAGATGTATGAGGCGAGTATTGCGCGAGCTTCGATAAGTGACATGCCGTCGCTCATGTGGTCTGCTTCGTCGTAGGTAACGTCGCCGCTTTCAAACATGTCCCATGACTCTTTTTCGGTAAACACAGTCGCGTCGACACAGGAGTCTGCTTTGAGTCCGTGGTGTTCTACAAGGTATTCGTATTTCATTGTTTGTCCTTTGCTAGGTGAGGTTTCCCTCTTGGATGTATTCAATGTAACACACCAAGACAGTTTCCGCAACACTATCCGCGACAGTTTCCGCAACTTATTTATGGGACACAAAACAGGGGCAGTCGCCCCCTAGAACGACTGCCCCACCCGACCAGGGAGAAAGGTTAGAACCTAGTCGGGGATAATCTCATGCGTCGGAACCATACCAATAAGCTCGGCTTTGGCTTCTTGACGTTCCTTGACCTTTTCACGCTTCTCTTTACGGAACACTTTTTCAGGGTCAATGAACTTGCCGTGTTTGTCTTTGAGCGCGAAGTGCAAGTGTGGTCCAGTTGTCTGCGTACCGGTGTTGCCGGTCTTGCCGATTGGTTCGTGCTGTTTGACGCGCTGACCGTTACCAACAAACACTTCGGACAGGTGGAAGTAGATTGTTTGTGAACCGTCGCGGTGGCGAATGGTCACGTTTTTACCTGCACCACTGTTGGGGTTGTTGGATGCGGCCACAACAACGCCGCGATCGGCAGCCCAGACGGATTCGCCTACTGCACAGTTGTAGTCGAGTCCTGGTGTGAATGCGCCACGTTTGACGTGAGCTGCGAAGT